CTACCCCAAGGAAGAAGATGGCACTCTTAAATTATCTCCTATCTCAGTTATGGTTCAGCAAGATGGGTCTCTCGTACAAGTAGGCACAAACAATGTTATTGATGTTTCTAAGGGTAAGCTGGTTCCCCCAGAACTAGATGCTTCTGAGTTTATTAAGATCTATAATAAACCAATATCTACTGCATCTGGCATTGTGGAGAATGGTGTAGCTGGCATTACTAACTTGCTAGAATATCGCAAGCTTACTCAGGATAACCCACAGGCATACAATAAATACTTAAATTGGGTATCTGGAGTTGGTGATCAACTAGAGAATTTAAATTCTACCTTCTTAACATTGATTAAAGAGGGGGCAACGTATGAACAAGTTGAGTTTGAAGTTTTTTCCAACCTTAGAGAGCTCACAGGGCCGGCTAAAGAAATCTTTGCTCGACAGCTACAGGCAGCATATGACCTAGCTAGACTTAATGAATCTAAAGGTCAGGGGCTATCCGATAGAGAATTATCTCAGAACCTTGAGGCTATTGGGTATGGTGAAAATACAGCGAAAGGTGCTCTCCGTAAGATTAATATTGCGGTAGATAGATATGAATTGGGAGTAGAGGCCCGAAGAGCTGGTATCGTTAATGGTCTCCAAGGAGATGAGGACTACCGAGGAAGCTTGGCTAACTCACGATTTGGTATCAGGTTTAACGATCTTGTTAATCAAGAGATGGAAGGTAATGAGGTTCTCAGAAATCAGCTAGAACTAGCTAGAGCTGGAGATACATCTATGAATACTCCGGAACCGGACATACAACCGGACATACCTACTATTGATAAGTTTAACAAGGATTTAAGGGAGGCTAATCCTGATAGAGAATTCACAGACGAAGAACTGTTAGAAGAATACTACGAGACATTCCCTAGCCAGAGACCGGAGTAATAGACATGGTTGATATTGTTAATCCTTATAAGCCTAAAGTCGAACCTTCCGGAACGTCTATTATAAATCCGTATAAGAAAGAGGATAAAGACGATGAGCTTATCCCCTCCCTAGATATCAATGCTAGTATGTATGATCGCTTTGAGACAATGGAAGAAGGCGAGGACTACTACAAAGAACTAATCTTTAGTGATGATGTAGCTCTTCCTAACGGACAGACCGCTCAGGACATCATAGATGGGGGTGGGGATCCTACTCAGGGTAAATATCGGTTCGTATATACCGATCCGAATACAGGCAAGAGAGAGACAATCCTAACTCCAGATCGAAATATGTTTGGATTTGGTAGTAAGCCAACTGTTGGTTTCCAGCAAACTTTACAGGCGGGTACAGAGGAAGCAGTAGGTGATGCTGTGGAATTTGGAGCAGCTCTATCCGATAAGTATCTAGGAACAGAATTCCTGCCTACGGTAAAAGAGGCTACTGTTGATGTAGATACTCCCAGCTTTGGTGATGCTTTAATTGCTGATGGTATTCCTGCTCTAACTGCAGCACTAGCCCCGGGTACGTTGGCCTATAAAGGTGTTGGATACGCTGTAAAAGGACTGGAGAATGCTAGCCGAATAGGTAAATGGGTAGCTTCCGCTGTTAAGAGTACGGCGGCTGCTATTACTGGTGAGGCTGCGGCTACTGCCACGGTTGGTACAGATGAAGGAAACTTTATCTTTGGTGAAGATTCATTCTTTAAAAATGTAGCTGAGCTAGGGGATACTGAAGCAGATCAATTGATCGAGCAGCGCCTTAATACCTTCACTGAAGGCTTAATTGCGGGTGGTGTGTTAAGCACAGGATTGAAGCTAGGTAAGACCGGCGTTAGCCTTACTAATGACCTTATGATCGCCCCCTTTGTTAGGTTGTTTACTGGAGAGAGTGGAGTCGAAAAGGCCGTATACGAGCAGCTGTCTCGAGAGTTAGCTAAACTAGATACTACGGTGGATGAGGGTACTCTCCGAGAGGCTCGATTACGGATTACCGAGATCATCCGTGAGAATAAAGATATCCTAATTGCTGATTTTTCTAATCTGGCTGAAAACAAGGTATTAAACCTAGATACCGTATCAGCACTATCTAAGGGAGTGGATGATCCTTCTATTATAGGTAACGCTGAAAAGATTCGTGCTGGGGAAATTAACTCCGGCGGCGGTGAGGTAATCAAGGAGAGCTTAGACGCCCCTGCTAACGCAGTGCGTGAGGGATTAGAGATTGAGAAAGCTCAGCTAGCTGGAGGTGCTGATGAGTTTAGCGTCCTACAGGATTCATCACAGGGTTTTGTTGATATTGCTAAGAGCCAAGTAGATGAGTCTGCCGGTGGATTAGCAGCTGCGCGTACAGAGTTTGAGAATGCTGCCACTAGCTCATTAAAAGGTATGGAGGATGACCTAGGTTTTATTGGTGCTCTAGAACGCCTTGAGACCGCTACAGGCACAGAGATTGTTGCTCCAAAGACGGGTGCGTTTAAAGAGATTGTGACAGGCCTCGAGGACAGTTACGCCTTGATGGTGAATCAGAAGAACAATCTATATGGCGCCATACGAGGCGGTGAGGTAGATGCCGATTCTATATATGATATCTTCATCCGTATGCCCGAAGAAGACATTACGGCTGCGGCTAGAAACTTCTCTAAATCTGATCCTGTGGCGTCCTTTCTGGAGCAGCTGAAGGCACAGAAGGTTCCCGAAGAAATTACAGATGCTAAGGGTAATGTTAAGACTGTTAATAGGCTGGAAACACCTGACGAGATAGAAGCTCGATTTAAGGATTGGATATCTCAAAATACAGACTTTGGATTCTTCTATACTAGAATACGTCCTGAGTTATCTCAGCTAGCCTCTGATGCTTTTGCTAAGCCCGGGGGATCGGGTCTCGGTAGATATTATCGTGAGATGATTAAGTTCATTGATGAAGATATGGTAAAGCATGTCGAAGACACGGATCCTGATCTGGCTATAGCAGCTACAGAGGCTAAAGATTACTACATGAAGACATTCGCTCCTATATGGCGCGATAATGATTCAATGCAGCAATTCTCTAATATCTATGACAGCACTCTTGGACGTACTCCTGCGAATGCTATTGAGAGTACTGTTACTCGTACTGAACCATTCAGACCGGGATTTGACGCTAAGGCAGAAGAATTTACCAAGGGTATTCTGAATAGTGGTAATATGGCTAGAACAGTGAATCTAGCTACGGCTCTGACTGATGTGGGAGATCCATCTAAGATCGCAGACTATTTTATCCTAGATACAGTGAATCAGTTTGCTAACTCGGTTAAGACTGCCGGAATTGATGGTGCTGATTACTCTAAGTTCTCTCAAAATCTAATGCGCTATGCAGAGCAGCTTAATGAGTTGGCTGGAACATCTCCAGAGATGGCTAGCAAGGTTAATAGTATCAACGAGTTCATTCGTAGACTAGAAGCTGCTGGTGGAGATCAGGCTAAGGTACAAAATATTCTTGAATCAGCTGAGCGAGCCTCGGCAGGACTGATGCAGAGAGTAGAGAACGGCGTTCTGAAAAACTTCTTTGATAAGGAGAAGACACCTTCGTTAAAAAAGCTACTAGGTAGTGAGCAAATAAAAGGCACATCTAACCCACAGGCTGCTTTTGAAACGATATTCGGAGCGGGTAAAAGAGGCGGTGGAGAGAGCCGTGCTCGAGTAAAGGATCTGATGGGCATTATTGCTGAGCAGCCGGAAGCCAATAGACCAATCTTAATGAAAGGTTTAAAAACTGCCTACGCAAACTTTCTAGATAATCGTATGTTCGCTGTTACTAAAGAGACCGGCGGAACTAGACCAGTTAAGGTTAAAGATATCGAGGAAGGTGTAAGTGGACGTTCTTCTATCCTAGATATTGGGGATATGATCTATGCCGATCAGCCTCAGTTTATGCAAGCTATTAGAACTACGATTGAGGCAGCTAGTGATAATGCTCAGTCTATGAGAGCTACACCTATCAAAGGACAGTCTGCTACCTCATTTAACAGAGAAGCAGCTACAGCAACCACACGGCTTATATACACTGTTGTCGGGCCTCTCAGTAGAGCAGGTTCTAGAATTAGAGCAGTTATGGGTGCTGTTATCGAGAAGTCAGATCCAGATACTAGGGCGGCTGCTATCCGGACAGAGCTATTAGCTAACTCGGATTACTTTCTAGAATTAGCTGACAAGTATAACAAAAACCCTAGGGATCCATTACTCGAGGATCTCATGATTAACTACTTATCGACAGCTATTGTTAAAGCGTCGAGCTCTGCAGATGATCCCGAAGAAGACTCTATGCTCGAGAGTATGCAAGATACCTTAAAGAACATCTCAGAAGTTCCATTAAGCGTAGTGCAATAAAGTAAAAACCCCCGAGCCGTAAAGCTCGAGGGTTACCTAACGAAGTATACCAGACCAACGGTATATTCCCGTATAAACTACATAATTGAGGCCTCTAAGTCAACGACTTGGGGGCTTTTTTTATGCAGCTTCCTCTTCTTTTTTGCCTTTATTATTGGACTCAAAGACGTTGATATCGAAGATGCTTTTATTAAGCATCCAGTGCATTAAAGCCACGTTATTGACGCTGGATTCAATCATTAATCCACCATTCTTATCGAGACCAACAATCATGATAGCCTCTAGGTCTTTATCCTGTGCGTTATCAATGCACTTTTGTACTGCTTCTGCCATTATATGCTCCTATTCGCATTTACGAAGGCCAGTTTGAGGATCGTAATAACAAGCCCCGCCTTCTTCGATGAAATTATCGTTGTCTTCCACAACTTCCTCTTCCGCCACATCCTCTGAGCTGGATGCATTCAGAATCCCGTATCTTTTTCCGGATGCTCTGAAGGTTGTGCAGCCACTAGAGCCTCCTTCATATGCCTCCATATACACCTGTTTGAATTCTTCCCATGTAACCTCATCTCCAACATTACATGTCTTTGAACAGGCGCTATCGACGTAACGTGAAGCCACATTTAAAACCTTCACATGGTCAAACACAGATAGCTCATCTGCAGTCTTACCTTTCACGCCGAACTCACGATACGCATAGTCATCCACACGCTCGATACGAGGCCCATCAAATGTCTGGATAGTACGATCGTAATAGTGTGAGAATACTGGCTCGATACCAGACGATACATTATCGGCTGAGAGGCTAATTGTTCCAGTAGGTGCTACACTGAGTAGATGAGAATTACGGATACCAAACTTAGCGATATCAGTACGGATCTCGGTAGGTAGAGTCATAGCAAAACCGCTGGTTAGATAATCCTTTTGGAATAGCGGAAAGGCGCCCTTCTCTTTAGCCAGCTCGATCGATGTCTTGTAGCACTCATCTCGAATAAGTGTCATAATCTCTTCGAACTTCTCAATAAACTTATCGGATCCATAATCAAAACCTAGGGCTTCGATCGCGTTTGCTACTCCAGTTACACCTAGGCCCATACGGCGCTTAGATTTGGCTTCCAGCTCTTGTTGAGGCAAAGGATATGTTGCTCTATCTACGACATTATCCATAGCTCTTACGACATGAGGGATATCATTACGCAGCATGTGAATATTGAACACATAGGAGTCATCGATCTTAGTGATGTACTTAGCTAAGTTGAATGAACCCAATAGACAGGCGCCATATGGAGGAAGCGGCTGCTCACCACAGGGATTAGTAGCTGCTATAGTCTCACAATAATGGAGATTGTTCTTCTGGTTAATCCGATCGATAAACAGGATCCCGGGCTCAGCCCAATCCCATGTACTCCGCAAAATATCATCCCAAAGAGCTCTAGCGTTAACTGTTTTATACACACGGCCCTCGAAAACTAGGTCAAACTCCTTGTCCTCTTTAACGGCAGTCATAAACTTGTCTGTTACCATTACAGACATATTAAACTGAGTTAGGTCAGTGCTATTGTTCTTAGCTCGGATAAATTTCTCGATATCGGGGTGATCGCAGCGCATGGTTGCCATTTGAGCTCCCCTACGGTGACCTGCCGAGGCAATCGTCTTACATACAGCGTCAAAGATCCCCATAAAGGATAATGGCCCACTAGAGCGGCTATCTAGGCTCTTAATCAGGTCTCCATGTGGACGCAGGGTAGACCAATCATAGCCGATACCTCCACCTAGCTGCATTGTACGCGCAGCCTCTCCAGCGGATTTCATAATACCTTCCATGCTGTCTTCGATCGTACCTGATACAAAGCAGTTATATGGTGTTACCGTCCTAGGAGCTCCCATTGCTGATTGCACTCTGCCGGCGGGTAGGAATCTCTGGTTACAGAGAATAGTTTTAAAGTTATCGAAGTGTCCTTCGTTATCCTTCAAAGCTTCTGCTACTCGGGTCATTGCCTCGCGAAAAGTCTCTCCTTCGCTACGGTATTTCATAGCGTGAATTTCTTCTGAAATGTTTATTGTTGGCCCGTATTCGTTCTTAATCATTACTCTTCCTCATACTAAATCTGTTAGGTTTGGTTCTGCATAATTTGGCCCCTTTAGGACTTTGCCATCTTCTCGGTAGATAGGCTTACCTCCATCATCTAACTTAGACATATTAGATGCATGTACTCTGCGAACTGCCTCGTCTAAATCCCAACCAAAGGAGGCTGAAAATCCGTATGTGACGTAGACAAGATCGGCTAATTCTTTGAGAATATTCTCCGCATCAGTAGCGGATAATACTTCGGCGTATTCTTCTTTGATCAGCACTGTTCTAAGAAGGTCTAGGCGACTCCCCTTAACCCACGGATGTCCTAGAGATTGCCCGTACACTCGAGCAAAGTGCTTCACCATATCTAGGGGCGTTTTACCTAAGTAAGTATCCGGATCCCGTAGGCTCTGGTTGCCCTCATCGAAATATTCAAATGCAGTAATGTCTTCACTGCTTATCATCCTGCTCCTCCTCTATTTTTTTTATTAATCTATCCAGATACCAACGGGCCTTTTTGAGATCCTCGAGCCCATTTTTGTAGGGCCAGCGCCATAGGTATTTGAAACAATTCTGCCAACAGTAAGCTTGATGTGAGGGGATATCGCAGCCCTCTGACATAGCCTCCATTGCGTCGATACATTCGATATTAGATTGATAATGTGGTGGGTTATTAACTACATCCATCAGTGGAACTTCTTCTTAACGATGGAGATCACATTACTATTTTTCTTATTATCTATCGCTTCCAACAGCTCTTCATCTGGTTCGAAGGAAACATCAGATACATCTTCTTCAAGGAGATCTTTGATCATGTTAGACATGCGGCCCATAGCTACTATGGTTTCCAAAGAGTGCTCTAAATGAACTCCTAGGCCGGCTACTAATGCATCAATGAATTCTAATTCATCGTCATCGAAATCATCTGTCTCGACATTATGCCCTACCGATATCTGTAACTTAGCTCCATCCTTTAAATCTATCTTTAAGATAAGGCTGTTTATGGGAATATCTTCTA